TCTGAGTCTCGTGAGGTTTCAGGTGATGCAGGATCTCCATCTCAGAGATCAACCGCAAAGTGAATGTACTGAAGTCATCAGCACGTTGCTTAGACGCAGACACCACCAGGATGTTCTTGGTGGGATCCATCAGGAGCTGGTGGCATACGAATGCAGAAGTGATCCAAGACTTACCAACGCCCCTGAAGGCCATTACGCATCGACGCTTAGGACCACACTGAATGTAGTCAGCAATGTCGTATTGGATCGGGGTGGGGTCAGGGAGACCAAGGTGATCCCACGCTATAAACAGGAAGTTCCTGAAGTCCTTGAGGCGTGGGTCGATGTTCATGCGGACTCTGGGATCTCTGCCTCTGGATCAAACGGGAGAACCTTCGCCAAGTTCAGCAGAGGTTCACTTTGGTTGATGTTGGCATCAATCCCGTTGTCCTTGAGGAACTGCCGAGCAACACTGAGTTCACCTGAACCAGCTTCGCCTGAAGCGATACGTTCCATCAGGAGCATCGAGAGTGCTTCGTGCAACTTCCCCAGTTCCTTCTTATCCATGATATTTGTCTCGCATGTTAAGGGGGGCATCGATGTCCCCTTCCAAAGTTTCTGAGAGGTCCGTAGAAGCCAAGGTTGTGCCGATGACCGTGGGACCAGCAACTGGAGGGGCGTCTGCATAGGTGTGAGCAGAAGGGAGACTGGATTCCAACCCCCACTTGTGATGGAGGTATCCCTCAATCTCTTCGATGTAGTCAGAGAGGTCTGTGTGAAAGACGACGATCTCGTAGATCTTCCCGTCGAAGAAACTAGACGCACCATCCTCTGCGCCGATGTAGAAAGGACCAGCATCTGTGCCGCCCGTCTCACCAGACCGAGTGGCTTTCTCTGTCCCATCAACCCGCCACACAAGTTCATCACTTGCATCGAGAGATGCCAAAGCAACCACAGTGTCCCCAGCAACATACTGGGTGGATTGGAGAGCGGTGGACCCCGCGTAGTAGAAGAAGGTAAACCGCCGGTTCCATCGCCACCAAAAAGCACTTTGGCTGGTGTCCTCGTTGAAGGACCACACCGCTTCGGTAGCCCCAGAATCGTCTGGTGAGCATACGGTCACACAGAGAATAGAACTTGCGCCCGCATCAAGTGGAGAGTTGTCCCCAGCGGTGTCCGACCCATCAAGAGTCATAAACTCAGAGGTGCCGTCGAAGTTTAAAGCCGGGAGCCCGTTTTGGTGTGCCTCCAGAAAAGATGGTTGATCATCCGCAGTGGACTGGGCGGCGTGATAGCCATTACCACTTTCATCAGGCCAGACACTGATGGTGGACTTTGAAGTGCCCCTCAAGGAGTCTGCCCGAAGCCACAGTCGAAGATCCCCGGTGATATGTTCCGGCTTGAGCAAAGGCATAAGTCACTCTCCGATGTATGAACTGACTGTAACTGTCCCAGCCGCATTCGCAGTGACCACCCGCATGTGCGGGAACAAAGTCACAACAGCCGCTTTGGTGGTGTTGTTGACATCAACAAAGGCTTTGATATCAACCCAGTTGGAGTTGTCCATCGAACCCTGGAGGGTGACATCAACATCGTCCGATGCCCCCTGAGTAGTTTGGAATAGCCCAGTTCGGGTCTTGTTGACATCGAGTGTGACAACATCAGAGGTGGTTGCCTCATCAATCGGGAATGACCCGCCGGTTTCTTTGAATTTGTGAATAAGCATTATTGATCTGCCTTAATGTATTGAAAGAGAAATGACGCAGCAGCCCCAATGACCGCAGCGGCCCCCAACATCCAACTTTTGGATTGTTCGAGATTACGAATTCGATGATCAAGGCGATTCAGTTCCTCGTCGTGAACAGCCAAGGAGGTGATTAAGGAATCTACTTTGCCCTCCAGCCTCCCCAGGGCCAGCAGTAATTCTTCGTTCATTTGATTTAACTTTCTTTAAGGCCGTAGAGGATAACAACACCTTCATCAATGTTGCCCCCAGAGTTACTGAGTTCAAATGCGGTGTTGTAGTCTGCTGCTACAACCGCAATGGCACCAGTTACCATTGATTGATAGTTTGAGGATGTTTGGCAGCAGTATCCCGTCCACCAATATGCAACCTCGTTGTTGTCATCGCCAGATGTTACAGTGAAGTTGAGCGTTGCTGATAATTTTGCACCCGCATCATTCCACGCTGTAGGGGTTAAAAGACCATAGGAAGACGCATTTTGACCTGTATCAAATGTCGAACCACCACGACCACCGCCCTGCATGAAGCCATAATTCTGGTCAGAGAACGTGGTTCCATCATCGTTAGACCACCGCATCTGAAAATTACCATCACTGACACCATGCAGACCCTCTATTCGGAGGATATAATTGTTGTACTCGGTTTCATCAAAGTTCACTACAAGTTCAGAGACAGATGAACCAATGGTGTTCTTCGAGATAAACTCCATTGCTCCACCACCAGCAGTAGCCCATACTGGATTTGCAGCAGCCCCCTGAGTCTTCAGGAATTGTCCACTGGTGCCCGCACCGAGATTCACAAGGTCAGACCCGTCGTAATAGAGAACGTCACCCTGGGCAAGTGTCCCAGTTGTAAGGAGCGCGGGCCTGATTTTGCCGTCACTGTCGAGTTGAACAACATCCCCTTCATCAGTGGCAGATGATGTTGTTAGAATTTTGGAGGTTACATCCGCCAACATATCAGTTGGCACTTTGGTAGTCATAGTTAGTCCACGGGCTTAGCCCGCAACAGAAGGTTCTTATGCGTCAAAATCCACAAGAGTGAAGGTGTTGGTGGTAGCCCCCGCTGTAATCTTCACCATGATATCCCCATCATCCCCCGCTTCTGTACCATCACTCATCCAAATAACTGTTGAACCCTCTGTTGGGTCACCTGGGTCTGCGGATTTCTCTGTAAGTAAAATCGCAGTTAATGTGGTGTTGCCTGTCACGTCCAGAGTCCCAGCAACAGCTGTATCCCCCGTAGCACCATCCACAGTCATCTTATCAGTGTTCACTGTTAGATCTGTGGTCAATGAAGTGACCCCAGTTACACCTAGAGTCCCAGCAATAACCGTATTACCTGTAGCACCATCCACAGTCATCTTATCAGTGTTTACCGTTAGATCTGTGGTCAACGAAGTGATCCCAGTTACATCTAGAGTCCCAGCAACCACAGTGTTCCCCGTAGCACTGTCCACGGTCATCTTGTCTGTATTCACAGCCACATCGTTAGATATGTTGGTGGTTCCAGTGCCTTCAGTGATGACCTTGACACCACCAGCGGTTGAAGCGTCGTGGATTCTCAGGGTTTTATCATCAGACACATAGGTAAGTTCACCAATAGCCCCTGTGAATGAATCGTGGTCACTGTCAGAGCCACGGCGAAGTTGCACTTGTTTAGTAGTCATTTTGGTTTCCTAGAGAATTTTGGGGATCATCAGGCATCGTGGTCTAACCGACTCCATGTGTCAGTCCCATCAGCGTCGATGTGCCCACCATAAACTGTTGTGGTGTACCCAGCGGCTTTCCACCCCCTTACTATGGGATACCGCTCGTCCTCACTAGCAGCAGTTCTGTGGTTTTCTACCAACCAGTGAGTTTCATCATCTACCACAGTTGGGGCCTGATCGTGGGCTGCTGTTATCCAATAAGTACCGCTGCCCACATCTTGAAGTTCTTCGCCAGTGGTTAAACTTTTTTCAGTGCCCTTATCTAATTGACCTTGGATTTCAACTCCAGTAGGCGATACGACAATACCGACGAGTTGCTCAGGGGCTCCGTCGAACTGAGTTGTGGTCCCTTCCTTGGGCACCTCTACCCTAATCTTAGGAACAATCGGGCCCTCTGGAGTGTTTTTGGTTGACACCATCTCCATAGAGACCCAACCAGACACTGCGCCGGGGCCATTAAACAGGCGGTCGCCCCATGTGTCTAGACCAGCACTGTTCGCGTAGACATGCACACCGTCCTCTACATGCTCCTCCCATACACCATCGCAATCATCGATACCGCAGTCCACAGATCCAATATAACATTGTTGGTTGATGGCGGTTCTGGAACCAGTGAATGAAAGACCTACGCAGGTATCCGCCATCCAGAAAGATGATTTGAGGCGGTTATTTGTAAACCTATAGAACGCACACCCCCCCATGTAGGTGTGATTAAATCGGTTATCCGTGATCATCCCCTCAAAGTTGCCTTTACCGAATACCACATCAATCACAGGGGATATTTCACTGTCTGTGTGTAGATCAGCACCTTCGGTGTAGCCAGCAGGAGCAACTTCAGCATATTTTGCACTGATCACAATTCTATGTGTGTCAGTAGCCCCAATGACAGTTGAGTAGTTTAGGGCGTCACCACCACCTACCGCATCCGCAATGGATTTAATTACACTGGTACACGACATCTTATTGGCGATCCCTCTCGGGAAGTGAGTACCTAAACGTCCGCCCCTGTTAAACTCTTTTTGCCTGGTGGGGTCTGTGATGTCGTTGTTAGTGCTGTCAAACTCGATCTCACACCACTCGTCGTCCTCCTCGCCAGCGTCACCATACCACGTAATAGGCGTTCCAGAGTATTTATGAAGAGCTTTGACCTTCCACGGCTGGAGGTTCTTTCCTTGCGTCGTGCCAAACGAGCACTGAGAAACTCTTGTATTAAAGACAAAAGGAACTATTGGTGCAGCAACTCCTTTTAC